GATGTGCGTGAATTTCAGCGTTTTATGAAACGTCTGAGAAAGAAGCACGGGAAACATATCAGATTCTTCCACTGTGGAGAATATGGAGAACAAAACCAAAGACCACATTATCATGCAATTATATTTGGTTATGATTTCCCAGACAAAATATTACATACAGAAAGAAATGGGTACAAAATTTACGAAAGTAAAGAATTACAGACATTATGGCCTTATGGTTTTAATACCATAGGCAATTGCGAATTAGAAAGTGCTAGCTATGTAGCAAGATATGTAATGAAAAAACAAAAAGGAACAGAAGAACAAACAAAAATAGATCCCCTAACAGGGGAGGTGACACAAAACAAACACGAATACTGCACTATGAGTAGAAAACCGGGAATAGGATATGACTGGTTTAAGAAATACATAAAAGATGTATTTCCACACGACTACGTCGTAATAAAAGAAAAAAAAACAACAGTACCAAGATATTATCTTGAACTATTAAATAATCCGTTACACAAAGAAACATATAACCCTGAGTTATATGAAAAAATAAAACAAGCCAGAAAAGAAAAACAAAAAGATAAGCCAGTGTATGACGGCTATGATGAAAATTTAGACCGTCTATGGGTAGAAGAAGAAGTAAAATTACAAAGTTTAAAACAATTAATAAGAGACCTATAAAAAAAGTTTGACTGGTAATATATATTATGTAACTAATAATCATATGAAAAACAATATGCGACAAAGAGGACAAAACAATGACAAAAGACGACAATTCAAAAAATATATATTCAATATACGACAAAGTATCAGAAATATACGCACCACCATTTATAGAACTTACAGATGGCACTGCAATACGAGCTTGTACGGACTTATTACAACGACCAGAACTACCTTTCGGGAAATATCCGAAAGATTACCATTTAGCAAGAATTGGTAGATGGGTAGAAACAGAGGGCTTTGTAAGCCCTACTGAAACAACAATAATAATAGAATTCGAAGTTCTATCGGATTCAACAAAAAAGGAATAAAACATGTTTGGACCTCAAGGAAATCTTCCATCAACATTAAGTAAAGACTTTAGCAGAGTACCTAAAGTTGATATACAAAGATCTGTTTTTAACAGAGATCACGGTTTAAAAACTACATTTGATGCAGGAAATTTAATACCAATTTTCTATGATGAAGCATTACCCGGGGACACATTTCAAATGGACGCCAACGGTTTCGGCCGTTTGGCTACACCAATTAATCCATTTATGGACAATTTATATATAGAAACATTCTTTTTTGCAGTACCATATAGATTAATATGGGACAATTGGGAAAAGTTTTGCGGAGAGCAAACAAATCCGGGCGATAGCACGGACTATTTAGTACCAACAATAACAACAACAGCAACAAATAGCACATTATTTGACTATTTCGGTGTCCCTACCGACGTTGCATTAACATTTAATAATTTATGCGGACGAGCATACAATTTAATATATAACGATTGGTTTAGAGATGAAAATCTTCAAGACAGTGTAACAGTTGATAAAGGAGATGGACCAGATACAGCAAGCAATTATACATTGCTTAAAAGAGGAAAAAGACATGATTATTTTACAAGTGCATTACCTTGGCCACAAAAAGGTGATGCAGTAGCATTACCTTTAGGTACAGAAGCACCTATTGTATCAGATGCCGCATTTAGCGGCGTACAAACATCAGGAAATTATATTACTGTTAATGATTCATCAGGAAATGTAAGACTGATGAATACTAGCCAAGCACTTTTATATGGTGATTCTAATAATACAACAACTGATAAACCAATGTATGCTGATTTAACAGCAGCTACAGCTGCTAATATAAATCAATTAAGAGAAGCATTTCAAATACAACGTCTTTATGAAAAAGACGCTAGAGGTGGAACAAGATATACAGAAGTAATTCAAAGTCATTTTGGAGTAACTTCTCCAGACGCTAGATTACAAAGACCAGAATATCTAGGCGGAGGAAAA